GCAATAATATTTGAGCCAAGTGTTAGTGGATATATATTATAATCTTGTGCATTTATCATTCTATCTTGTGAATAATATGCGCGTGGTGCAATTTGTCTCACACTCTCAAATGTCTCAGCCGAAAAGTTTTCGCTAAAGTCTCTGGTAGTTGACATTGTTAAAGTTAAATTATATGGTCGGTCATCAGCACCAATATAAGGCACGATGATTGTGACGTTATCTATATCATTTGCATTAACCGAGAAATTTTGATTTTCTACTTGTCTAAACCATACTCTATAATTACCATATGCTGCATTACCAAACACACCATCGGGAAAATTAACTTTTATACTGTTGTCAACATTCGTAGTAATACTAGCAATTTCACCTGATCCATTTTTAATAGTATTATATATCGCAGATTCTTTACTTTGATTGTCAATCAACGAAACAGTTGAAAAATATCTTCCATTGCTATCTACTTTCTGTAACCAAACATCACTATTTGATATATTAATATTATTAATATTTTTTATTACATTTGACAATTTAACATTGTATGTGAAATCTTGGAATTTTAATTCGCCTGCCTTACTATATACAAAAAATCCAGTTCTGTCACTTGCTGGTCCTAAATTATCGTTGCGATTGACAATTGTAAAATTACTCGATGCCATAGGTTCTGATTCTACAATTGAATCATCAATTATTTCTACCTTAGTAGTTTCAAATAAACGGGTTGCACCCGAAACATTTGATGTGAAAGGATATGAGACTGATTTGCCATTAGGATTTTCATTGACTTCGTATATATTATTTTCTATACCGAGTATATCAATTTTTGCAATAGGATCTAAAATCTTAGAATTTTTAGATAGTGCAGAATCCAAAACTGTAATGAATTTTTCATACCAGTCTGTGTCATTTGCATCATTCCAATTAATAGTGGTATTAGAAAGTGAATCTCCAGCATTATCAAATACATCTTGATTCGTAGTGACGCTTGTAATTTTCATAAAACCGCGTGCATTGATCGGTCGTGTTTTTAAGTAGCCAAGATTCTTGGCCATTCTCAGTACAGATTCTTTACGCTCTGCCGTATCCAAGAAATTTTCTCTTGTATTCATATCAAGTCTGAAAGCCAATGAGTGTCCTAAATATGCAACCAAATCTAAGATTGCAATAAATTCTGAACTTGCTATAAAATCATTAAATTTTGAAGGATATGTTGTTTTAACGTAAGAAAGTAATGCTTCTCTAATAGTGTCAAAATCATATGCTTTCAAACTAATATTACTGTATGCAGTGTAAACCGCACTCCAACTTTCACTAGCGAATAAGTTATCAACTCTTTCTTGGCCCATGTTATTCTCTTTCTAAATTCAATGTTAGTTCAACTTTTTCGTTTGTAGGTATTATTGAAACCGATAGTTGAATATCAATAGTATGATTGGTATCTGTTATATTTAAAACTTCAAGACGCACACGTGGATCACCATCTATTATATAATTTATATCTTTTCTGATTAAATCTTTCAACTCAGGTGTAAGTGGTTCAAATATTAAATCATGTATTATGCTACCGTAAGTAGGCATCATTATACGTTCACCTTTGCGTGTCATAAGATTATTCATCAAATCTTCAATAATCAAATCCTTACCGTAAAGATTATGATTTATTGCGTTTTTGTTCTTGGTACTAAATCCTGAAAATCTAATCTGCATCATGCCTCTCATTCTTAAACTTTTTATTAAGAGTATTTATCATCGTATTAACTTCGTACATTTGAAAATACTACTTGACAATCGTATATTTTTGATGTATTATAGATATGTTGGGAGTAAAAACTATGGATGATGATCCAAAGATAATAAAACTAGAACCTTTTCAGAAAAGTAATGGAGTATTGTCAATGCAAATGATAACTACAGTAGAAATGTTTCAGTTAGAAATAAATGAACTTCAGAAAAATTTGTATGCTGCATATGACCGAATTACCGAACTGAAAGAAGAAATACGAAAACTTGAATCTACAAAAACAAATAAGGAATAATTAATGCCAACTCTAGTACCAATGGTTGTAGACCAATCTGCTAATGGTGAACGAAGTTATGATATCTTCTCTCGGCTTCTTAAAGAACGTGTACTGTTCTTAACAGGAGAAGTCAATGATTATCAAGCAGACTTACTATGTGCACAATTTCTATTTTTAGAAAGTGAAAATCCAGAAAAAGATATCCATTTTTATATTAACTCTCCGGGTGGCGCAGTAACCGCTGGTATGGCAATATATGATACTATGCAATTTATTAAGCCAGATGTCAGTACGACTGTAATGGGACAAGCGTGTTCAATGGGGTCACTGTTAGCAACAGCAGGAGCAGCAGGAAAAAGATATATCCTGCCCAATGCAAGACATATGATCCACCAACCAAGTGGTGGGGCTGGCGGACAAGCAACTGATATGGAAATTCAAGTCAAAGAAATTTTGAAGATGAAACGTTCACTGACTGAAATTTATGTTAAACACAATAGTGCTGGAAAAACACTAGATGAAATGCTTGCAGCAATGGAACGTGATAATTTCATGGATCCACGAGAAGCACTAGCATATGGTTTGGTAGACCAAGTTATAGATCATAGACCCGTTTAACTAAAGCCGGGAACATAACTCCACATCTTAGCAGTCTCAATTCTTAAAGCGGCAAGTCGTTCATCGACTTTGCCGTTTTTTCTTTTAATGTTACTCTGTATTTCATCTGTTATATCAAACCATTTTTCATTATTAATTAAATTAATAATATTATGATTGGGTATTTTGTCTACACCTTCATAATAAAAATAATGAAGTAACGCATCATATTGTGGTTGACCTAACGGTTGTGTAATAAATTGTTCTAATACATTTCCAATAGCACGTAATTGTTTTTCTAAAATTATCTGCGCTGATTGTTTTGTTATTTTTTGGCTTTCAATTGAAACTCTTTTGGAAGAAGATGTAATATAACCATATCTAAATTCTACATCAGGTATCTGATAATTATAACCTATAATACCATTTTTTATTTCCAGTGTAGGAATAACATCATTAATAATAGTATTCTTACTTAAATTAGAAAATATAAGTTTATTCACTGCAAATGATGTAACACGTGTATACGATAGTATATACGTGGGATTACCGTCAGTATCGTATCCAGTTCCCAGATATGTACCGTATGGAGTTATAGTATGTAATGGTAATTGAATATAATTTAAAAGCGATCCTTTTCTCTTATCGTAAATCATTTTATGCTCTCCAATTACTTTCATCTCTTGCAGCAACTAACCAACTAGAAGCAGACCCAACCGAATGTGTTGATCCCCATACGCCAGAATCAGATTTATATGTTGCTATATCAACGTGTACCCCAACATCATTCATATAACCTGGACCAACACCAACTGCATTTGCACCTGAATCAAAACACGCTTTAACAAATTTCTTTATTATTGGTATATCAGCACTTGATCGTGAACTTAACTTACCTGCTCCACTATACAACCAAACATCAGCGGCAAAACCATTATCATGTCTTGTACTGCCTGTACGCCGTGCACCAGGACCTTTTGGATCCTGTCCACCCGAGAATATAACTACATCAACACTTGCAGAACTTGCTGCTTGTTCTAGTATACTAAACAAATCATTTCTAATAACTTTGTTGCGTGTTCTTCCACTAAAGTCTCCAACATATGTAACGTTTCCACTTCCATTACCAACTTGATCCTGTATTGCTTCATCATTTACTTTTTGTTCATCGGGATCTACGGTACTATCATTTGTAGCAACACTATTGGGATCTGCAGCAGTCGCAGGTATATTACCGCCATTTACAGTATCACTTTCATCTGAACTTGAACTTGTGTTGGCAGGCGCAGGTTTTTTTCTTATCATTGGTTCGTGTGATACCATAGTAGATAAAATGCTTTCTTCTATTTTAGTAGATTCTAAATTTTGAATATCATTATGAGATACTGTATTAATTCCCGGTGACATTGCTGCCTGTGGTCCATTCAAATGTAATAGACCACCAGTTGAAATATACATATTACTACCAACTTTAGTATGATTACTACCAGCACTATCATAGAACTGAGAGCCTTCACTTTTTAAATGTATCTGGTCTCCGCTATTTACTTGAATATCGTCACCAGATTTAATGTTTATTTTTTCAGCAGCCTCTATATTAATATTTTGATCTGCACGTAAGTTAAAATCTTTTTCTGTTCTCATACTCATAGAACCCTGAGCATATATCATTACTTCGCCACCAGAACCAATTTCTATCCAACCTGAACCTGTACTATTAATCAAATAGATTAAATCATTTGTCCCATCTAAGATAACACTTGCGCCCGATCCTGTTTGTAGTCGTATTTGATTTGGATGCACGAAACCATCATCATCTACACTGCCATCATCCATCGTAAGAACTGTTGATCCTGGCGTTTTTAAACCATATACTGTATTTGGTTTAGGTTTTTTATAACTTGCATTACGTAATGGCGAGGCAGTTGTTTGTCCTCGTACTCCATCAGCATATATGCCCTGTGTCGCAGTATTAATATTTCTAGGATGATTTGCTGGTATCTGGTCTCTACCACGTGGATCATTTCTGTTGTTAGATGCGTTACGTTGATTTCTACCACTAGTTACCTCGTCTGCAGGGTCTTCGCCATCTTCAACAACTTTTATTAATCCGTCTTTACCATCTAATTTAGGAGTTAATCCACTGTCCTTAACATCAGTAGCAACTTCTAAAGATTCTGGCGTAACACTAACCGATGATGTATCAGCGCCTTGCGAATCTGACAGTTCAGTTTTATTTATTTTTGCGCTGGGCTGATCCTTAAATACGCCTTCACCTTGACCTGTACCATCTACTTTGGGAGGACCTGATGCACCACCTGCAGCAATATCTGGTACTTCCTGAGCAACAGAAAACCAATACCCTTCACTTAATTCTCCATTGTCAGCAAAGAACACAAGTATAGTAACATAATCTGATGGTGGAACAGCGTGTAACCCATAACTTCCCATAGTATTTGAACCCGCAAACGGAGACGCATACTGAAAATATAAAGGATTATTTGGATTGCCACCCAATTTAGGAACATATGCAGCCAATCTACCTCTGCCCTCAGGATCTATACCTGGAACAGTAATAGCATGGTATATACCACTTTGTATATTCTTCATTACGGGATTAAGATTTGATTGTTTATCTTTTTGTAATGCGCCTGCTAAATTATTTAAATTCTCATCTTTTAACATTTTTATTCGTTACCTTCGATAATTATAAACGGGTTAATATTAATTCCTATTTTCGTCTTTTTAGTTTCTGGTGATAACTCATTTTCATCTAATTCGTTCAGTAGTGCAACCAACGGATAATTATCAGCAACTCTTTGTTTTATCTTTTCCAAATCACGCACAGTCATATAAGTAAATCTAGGGTCATCTTCACTTACAGTTTCACCTTCTGTGAATACCCCACTATCAAAACCATATTCTTCAAGTAATGCAGGATCTGGTCTTACACTTACTCCCCAACCAGGGTAAGATGAACCATCAGGTCGTACCACTGTAATTTCAACCTCTTCGGTTCGTCCAGTCAGTTTACTAAGTGTTAGTTGTGCTTCCTCAAACTGTGCAATATGGCTATCAGTTGGAACAAATCCATCGTCTGTTGAATTAATAATAGTATTAATAGGCAATGTATATCCCTCACTGGGCGTAGTCGGTAGAGTTGTATCTAAAATTATACTGGTCGAACCATCATCATTTACTCTAACCTCTTTGGCACCAGGTTGAACTGAATCAATAGATAAATCTGCTACATTATCTTTTGCTTGATCCAATTCTTCTTGTTTTGTTTCTTCTTCTTCATCATTCCAATTCCAATCATCATCACCGCCAGATAATTTATCATTATATATTCTAATTGATTTATCTAATTCATCATTGATCTTAATTAATTTTGATTCACTACGGATAGGATCTAATTGTGCAGCTTCATCAATAGCATCATACGCATCACTTAAATTGTCATAATGAATCTTTTCATCGTCTGATAAGTCATTATAACCTCCACCTGCTTCTGCAAGCATCTGAGTTTGTGCATCTACTATTCTTGCTTGCATTATTGATTCTCTGGGTGTTTTCAAAGGAGTTGCTGCTATCGTTTCAATAGTTGGTGCGTCATATGGAAGTGTTTTAACAGTATAAGGATTATCAATAGACTTTAATAATTCTGCTTGGTCTTCTGGTAGACTATCTATATATTTTCTTACCTTTATTCCATTCTTAGTTTTCAATGCATCTTTATAACCACTCACTACTTCATCAGGCAAGTCCAATGCTTCTAATTGTTCTAAATTAGTCTCGACAACTGGATTTCCAGGATCAGAATATGTTTCAGTTGACTCTAATGGAAGTGAACCATCTAACATCATGTTGGAATTTGACAACTCAAGGCCTGTAGGAGGAGTAGTATTTGTAGTTCTAGTATCGACAACTGGGGTCATATATTCTGGTACATTCAATGCTATTTCATCGACACTACTAGTATTTAAATTATTAATATTTGTAATCTCTGACATAACTTCAAGGACTGCTGCTGCATTAACCCCAGTGGGATTGGTAATAGTTTCTCCATCATACACTTGTGTATTTAACATTGCTATTAATTCTGGTGATACTATTTCTCCATCATCAGTTAACTCTTGTAAAATTAAACTTGCCTCTTGGGGGGTACCAAAGGTATCTTGCATCAATGATTTTACATTTACAATAGCGGTTGTTGCACTAGTGGAACCAAAGCTACTAGCCATTTTTGCTTCATTCAATAATGATGAAAGCCTAGATGCCTGGTCAGCAGATGGCAAAGAAGATTCAGATATAGCAGTAGCAAGTGTAGATAACCCACCCGATATTCTGTTGAAACTGTTTTCAGCAACAATCCTAGGATCCAATGCGCCACCTCTGCCAACTCCAGGGCCTGCAGGTGCGGTACCTGTAATATCACTGCCAACATCACTGCCAACATCACTGCCAACATCACTGCCTCTCCCACTTCCACCGAATCCATCGAACTCACCACCGGGCCCAAAACCAAACACATCACCTTCCACTGTTCCTTTAAAAACTGTTGTTGATTTAAAGTTTGAAGGTATGGGCTGTCTGATGCATTGTAAACTTTGTGTAAATTGTCCTTGACTGAACGTACTTTTTATTTTTTTAACCATGTATAAGAATATATCTAAACTATCAATTTTTATATTGTCAAATTCGTCTACACCATCCGCTTTATTAACAACTAACATCATGTAATTTGTACCATTAACATTTGCATTATGTCCTCTAGTATCATCCATGCTATTATTTGTACCAAACTTTGCTTCTTGTGTTTTTTCTGTCACGTAATATTCTACCCAAAATGGATCACCTTTAATAGTCATTTCAAGGCGCTGCATACTTAGATCAGCATTAAGAGATTCATTGAATTTACTTCGTGCTAACGATACGTTACTCTGGTCAGTTGAACTAAAAGATGAAATAGGTGTTCCATTACGCATGTTAGACAGTATGTCACGTTCAAATGTAATACTATTAAGTGCGATTGCATCCATCATGGATGCAAATTCAGTGTCAGACAATTTATTTGAGTCTGCGAGTAAATCAGCCCCTAATTCTTCTGCAAGAGATATTCCATTTATTGGTTTTAATAAATTAGAGCGAATATTTTTGTTAAATTTTTCTAGTTCTGGTAGTATCTTTTCATTAATTTCAACACCCAGTTTTGCTTTTATAATATTGTCAAGTTTTTCTAATTGTTTTTTATTGTTACTAATACTTGATTTAGTCGTTTCAATATCACGGTCGCCTTTTTCAATGCTTTCACCCAAAAATCCAACATTTCTTTGGATGTTATCTGCCTGTATTGCCCGCTGAACTGTGTTAAATAAATCTGGGTCCAATCTTTGTAACTCAGCCATATCTTCAAATGAATCTAAGTTCTGATATCTTTGTGTAACTGATCTCGCTCCGTCTGAAGACGTAACATCGCTATTTTCTGCAGCAATCATTCCATTACGGGTTCGGTCAAATAGTTCCTCTTGTTTACTTAGTAAGTCTGATCTTTTTTGTTCTAAGTCGGTACTCTGTCTTTTTAGTTTATTATCAAGTTTATCTGTAAGACCAGTTACTTCACGATATTTTGCGAACTGTTCTTCTGTAAGTAGCTTAGATAAATCAGTATCACCCTTTAAGAATCTATTCCATGAATACTCATCGCCCGGTGCACCGTAACTTTTAACAAGTTGTCTGTCTAATGATACTGTCAAATCCAGGATTTGGTCATTAAGACCTGTATATTCGTAGTTATATAATTTTCTACATCTACCTTTATCAAATATTTCAGATAGTAATTTTCGTGTTTCAGAAATTTTTATACCCTGATCTACAACATCCTGAATTATTATTTCACGATGCATAGTTATGTGATATGTAATATCGTAAGCAGATTTATTTGTAATAAGATTGAATTCTTTTTGGACAACTTTGGGTATAATTCGAACTGCATATGAGAAACCTGGATTTTTGATTAAAAGTTCATCTTTGACTTTTGATGATTGTATGCAAATATCGTATAACAGATGTACAATACTAACTCCAGCGGTTGATTGTCCAATTTGCTGTGCAATATTTAAACCATTAGCACTACGGCTTCCAATTTCATTACTTGCAGAACTTTTATTTGCAAGTTCATTATTCATTTTAGATTCTGCAAATCTCTCTTTGAAATTTGCACTGAATTCAATATTATAACTATTAAAATATCCAGTTTGAGATTCATCATAACCAGTACCCAAGTATGCAGTTTTGTTTAACTCTGTAACAAAAGAATTTAATGTTTCATTTAATGTGGGTTTGATATCAAACGTCAAGTCATGTTTTGTAGTATTAATAACATGAGTTGATGCAATATAATTTACCGCAGTGCCAGTTAAACTAGTTGTAGTTCCAGTAGAATTTGTGGTAGTGCTAATCTGGTTATAACTTGTAATTAAAAATGGAATAACTTTTACAATTGGTAACTCCGTTGAGTTTTTAGGATTGTCGTTGTCATATCCTTTATATGAAATTTTAATAAAATATACCGCAGTGCCAATATCTGAATATCCCATAAGATTAGCAAATGTGTGCAATGTATCATTTAGATCAGTATTTCCGATTTGAATGATATCAAAGGCAAGATGTGAATCTATACCCACCATTTTAGCAATATTCCCATCACCTGTACCTAAATTCTCCAAAGTTAAGTTATCAATATTGAATTCAGTAGATGTTGCTGATTGTGCAATAGTTACTTTATCAATATCTTTTGTAGGCCATCCACCTGATATAGTTTTTTCAAAAGAATCACGATTAAATTCATGAAACGCAGTTGCATCATCTTTTGGAACAATAAACAGTTCTATATGATATGAATAATTTTCATAATTATCAAGTTCATTATACCAAAATAGTTCTTGTTCTTCTGCAGCGTTCACCACTTCCTTTAATGTAGAGAAATCACTTGCGCTAAAAAAGCCATTCTCTTTTTTTAATTGTGGTAATTCACTTCTTTTTGTGTCTGTTTTAATTAGATTAGAATATTCCTGTTCATATGGCGTAACGCCTCCACCTATGTAAACATTGGGTAGTGGATCAATAGTTTGAATAGGCAAGTTGTTTGATGTGTGCTTTATAATTGAACTTAAATATCCACGATTTGATGAAGTATCTAACGATAGTATATCAGATAATCTAGGAGAATCTGGGACACCTCTTGGTGTGGGGACGCCATCAAATCTTTTGTCTGAATTAGTATTTTCATGTTTTGTGATAGTTGCAACTGTTACTGGTGCACCACTTGTTGTGTTTGCTAAGTTAATACCTTTAGTGATAGAATTTTTAAAATAGTTAGAGGATCCATTACCTCCCTCTTTTTGTATCATTGCGCTTACAAGTTTTTTAGTAGTCACAGGATCTTTCTTTAATTCAAGAGTTAGGTCTGGGTCTACTCCCATGCTTTTAGAAACAAAATCAATATATCCACCAGTATCATTTTCTCCGTATGGTGCCCATCGTGATATTATTTCTCTTATACTAGATAGATTATATCTGTCTTGATAGGTATGCAATGTCTTAACCATTGCACGAACTCCCATTTCAGGAGTAGCAAACGTCACAAATTCAGTGTCATTGCCTGTCACAGAACCGTCCCAATTGCTTCCGCCAAGCCTGATATTACCGGGATTATTGTTTCTTTGATTTCTGGGTATAGTAGACATTTTTAGCCCATTCTATCTATATTAGTTTTTTTAGGAATACGTATAACTTTACCAGGAGTAAAATCGTTTATTGGGTCTTGGATGACATCTGGATTACGTAGTGCAAATATCCACCAGTATTTAGATGTTCCATATGACTCATAACTTAGAAGGTCAGGTCTGTTATCTAATCTTTGTGGGATTGTATACTCAATGTCCATGGGATCTTTAATTATATATCTGGGTTTTTGTATATCTAAAATTTTATTAAATAGTATTGGAGTATTTCTCCATGGTGATCTGTTATCATACATAACCTTTACCTCTCAAATTTCCTCTTAGATATTCATCTAATGTAAAGTTTTCTCTTATACTTTTAGGAGAATATGTAGCCAATAATGAGAATACAAATGTACCATTTACTGGCATTCTAATTGTTTCGTTTGATGTATTAGTGGTTGCTGAACCTAGTCTTCCTTCAGCAGTCATAGCACCATCTTCTACAGGTCTATGTTCTATTCTTTTTAACACATCATAAATTTCGCCTCTGGGATCCCCGCCTACAGTTGGATCTCCAGTCTTTTTATTTTCTATTTCGATATAAGATACTTCAGCATCCAAGTTGTATGTAAAATCAGTTAATACAACAGGAACATTTTGAAATATACCGTGTGCATTAAATCTAAGAACCGGTGGTGGCAATCCTCTATCATTATCCAATTTACCAAATCTCATTTTCATTGAACCTCTAAAAAAGTCTAATGCCTGCAAGATATAATATGCCTGCTCTTCATTCTCAATTAGTATAGGAGCAGTAACGGAAAAAGATGCATTATTTGCAGATTCAAAAAATGCTTGTTGAAAGTTGGAATGTGTTGTAGCAACTTGTGAATAATTTGTACTAATAATATTACTAACTGTGGGCGTATACGGAAAGTTAAACTTTCGTATTCCACTCTCTCTCAATCGACCACTGGGATCAATGATATTTACAGGTTGCTGGTCTTTGTATGGGTTATACGCCATAACTGCTTCTCCTAGATTACATCAGTATTTATCACAGTATAAACTGCGTATATTTGGAAAACGTTAAATAGGTTGACAACTACATAAAAACAATGTATAATAATAATAAATTATTAGGAGAATACAAAAATGGCCAGAAGGCAAAATTATTTAAACAATAGAGATATGCTAAAACAAATTCATATTTCTAAATCTAATTTTTCATGGTTTGAAGATCGTGACCTATACAATCAATTTGATGTAATCATTGATAATATTGCTGGTGAACTTGATCTAAAAACAGAACTAAATTCATTAATGGATGTTGCTAGACAGACAAAGGCAGACCGTATTCAAAAGGCTGCATGGGATTTGAACACTGACAAAAAGAAAAAACAAGTTGATTTTGCTGTAGACAAAAATTCATTCAATGAAGAAGAATTAGTATTCCGTGTTATGACATTTGAACATATTCCGGATGAACCTGGCAGAAAACTAAATCCCAAGACTGTAGCAGATCACAAAGTTAAATTAAACTTTCCACCTTACAAGCATTATATTCTAAGAAATGGCGAAGTTTCTGAAGTAGGTATATCACATCACAATAAAGATAAAGAATTTGACTTGACATCTGGTAAGATTACTGCTACATTGGCAAATATGTATATCAAACTTGTAGAACGCTATTCACAGCGTGGTAACTGGCGTGGATACACATATATTGACGAAATGAGAGGACAAGCATTATTACAGTTGACACAAATTGGACTACAGTTTAATGAAGCAAAATCAGATAATCCATTTGCTTATTACACAGCAGCAGTCAATAATTCATTCACACGTGTTCTTAATATCGAAAAGAAAAATCAAGGCATCAGAGATGATCTATTAGAGAAATCAGGGCAGGCTCCTAGTTGGACAAGACAACTTGAACATGAAATGAAGTCACAAGAGCGGTGGAAGAAAATTATTAGAACTAATATCACAGACGACCAAATACCAACAGAAACTATTAAAGAGATTTATGCAGACGATGAGTGATAATTTATTCAAAAAATTAGCATACTTTACAGATATACATTTTGGAATGCGAAACAACGCACAACAACACAATAAAGATTGTAGTGACTTTGTTGATTGGTTTATTGAGCAAGCAAAAGAGCGCGGATGCGAAACGTGTATATTCGGCGGGGATTGGCATCATAATCGTGCCAGTTTAAATATATCAACAATGAAATATTCTATTGAGAGTTTACGTAAACTCAATGATGCATTTGAAAATGTTTATTTCATTAAAGGTAATCATGATTTATTTTATCGTGAAAGTCGTGAAGTTAGTAGCGTAGAGTTTGCTAAGGAATTTGAAAATATCACAGTTGTTGATGATACAACCATTAATGGTGATGTTGCACTAGTAAGTTGGCTAGTAGGCGATGAATGGAAGAAAGTTCCGAAAATCAAATCCAAGTATATGTTTGGTCACTTTGAACTGCCTACATTCAAATTGAATGCAATGGTAGAGATGCCAGATCACGGCGGTCTAAAGCGTGAGATGTTTGCCAACCAAGACTATGTATTTACTGGTCATTTCCATCAGCGACAAGTTAAAGATAACATTATCTATACTGGTAATGCATTCCCTCATAACTTCTCTGATGCATGGGATGATGACCGCGGGTGGATGTTTTTAGAATGGGATGGTGAACCTGAATTTTATGCTTGGAGAGATGCACCAAAATACAAGACGATACAACTTTCAAAGTTATTAGACGATCCGGATAAGTATTTACTACCCAAGTCAACAGTTAAAGTTTCACTTGATATTGATATATCATACGAAGAGGCAAATTTTATCAAAGATACCTTTATTGAAACATATTCATTGCGTGATATAACACTTGTTCCTGTGAAGTCAAACGAACACGAAGAAGATACATCTGCTGAGATACATTTTGAAACTATCGATCAAATTGTATTATCACAGTTAACATCATTAGATGGAACTTTTGATAAAAATATATTAATAGAGATTTATAATGGACTATAAGAGAGTCTTAATAACAGGTAATAAAGAATATGGGCTTTGTAAAGAAATATGTAATCTTTTTGATACTGTGGATAACATTGATTATTTTACTGCTTCTAGGGTAAATGATTGGGATCTTACATCACAGCAAATGCAAAACAAATTAGCAGACTTTTTCATATCTGAAGGCTGCAATGTCTTTATAAACAATTCTGCTATGTGGAAGTTCCACCAAACATTGTTAGCAGAGACAATGTACAATCGTATCAAAGATGAACAAGTGTCTGCACATTTCATACATATTGGAAGTACTGCAGATACAGGTGTTAAAGGAAGAACTTGGAGATACCCAACGGAAAAGAAAGCATTGAAAAACTATAACAGAGATTTATCCTACATGGCAATTGGTGGTTCAAATGTAAAAACCACATTGTTATCTCCGGGTAGTCTAACAACACCAAATGTTATTAAAAAGCATCCAGATAGAAAACTATTAGACGTTGAGTATATTGCAGAAACTATTTTATGGTTGCTTTCTCAACCAGAATATGTTAATATAAACGAAATTAGTTTAGATCCAATTCAATCAGGACAATTCGCAAGAGAGAGGTAGATTACTTTTGCTAAAGATTAAAAATATTACAATTCGAAACTTTATGAGTGTAGGCAACGTTACACAAGCAATTGACTTAGAAAGAGATTCTTTGTCACTTGTTCTAGGAAACAACCTAGACCTAGGCGGTGATGGTTCACGTAACGGTACGGGTAAGACAACTCTTATCAATGCACTATCATATGGATTATACGGTAATGCATTAACAAACATCAAAAAGAATAACTTAATCAATAAGACTAACGGCAAAGGCATGTTAGTCACAGTTGATTTTGAATATAACGGAAGCGATTACCGCATTGAACGGGGTCGCTCACCTAATGTATTCAGGTTAAAGCGTGATAACGTTGAAATAAATGAAGTTGAAGATGAAGCACAAGGAGAAATGCGCCAAACACAAGTAGAAGTTGATTCTATTATTGGTATTTCTCATTCTATGTTTAAACATATCGTAGCTCTTAATACATACACAGAACCATTTCTAAGTATGAGAGCAGGCGACCAACGTGATATCATTGAAGAACTACTAGGAATCACAGAACTTTCACGTAAGGCAGAATGTTTACGCGATGATGTTAAATCTACGAAAGAACAAATCAAAGATGAAGAATATCGTCTAAAATCAATTGAAGATGCAAATGGACGTATTTTAAAATCTATCAAAGATATTGAACGTAGACAACGTGTATGGGCACAGAAACATGAAACAGACATCAAAGACCTTGAAACAGGACTAGATGCGTTATCACATATAGATATAGACGAAGAGATTCAGAATCATGCTTTGATCGCAGAGTTCAATGAAAAGAAAACACGCATAGATGATGCATTACGTTGGATAAGTAATATTAATGCAGACGATGTAAAACAAGAAAAAGTTATTTCTAAACTTAAAAATGAAATAAAATTACTGAAAGAGCATACGTGTTATGCTTGTGGCCAAGAAATGCACGATGATAAACAAGAAAGCATTCTTGCAGCAAAGGAAGAACAAAAGCAAGAATCTACGATGCAACTACTTGCAAATAATACACAACTACAAGAATATGAAACTGTTGTTGCAGAAATCGGTGAAATTGGTAATAAGCCATCAGTGTTTTATAAAACACTAAATGATGCATATGAACATCAAAACTCAGTTAGATTGTTACAAGAGCAGATTGAACAAAAGAAACTTTTAGAAGATCCGTATACAGACCAAATTAATGAAATGAGAGATAGCGCACTTGAAGAATTAGACTATACAAATATGAATGCACTTGTATCATATCGTGAACATCAAGAATTCCTAATGAAATTATTAACAAACAAAGATAGTTTCATTCGAAAAAAGATTATTGACCAAAATTTAAACTTTCTAAATACAAGGCTACAAACATACTTAGATAAACTAGGGTTACCACACGAGGTTCGTTTCCAAAGTGATCTATCTGTAGAAATTACTGAGTTGGGTAGAGATTTAGATTTTGATAATTTATCACGTGGCGAACGCAATAGACTTATTTTAGGTTTATCATGGGCATTTCGTGATATATTTGAATCGCTGTACAGTACAATCAATGTATTATTCATTGATGAACTTATTGACAGTGGAATGGACACCAATGGTGTTGAAGCATCACTAGCAGTTCTGAAAAAGATGGTAAGGGATAGTGGACGATCACTATTTCTAGTATCTCACCGAGACGAACTTGTGGGACGAGTTAGTGATGTATTAAATGTAGTTAAAGAAAATGGGTTCACTACATTTGCACAAGAAACTGAAACACTTGAACCCGGTGTTGAACTAGATACAGTCATATAGGAGAAAATAATGACAAATCATGATCAAATTTTAGAACAAATTGAAGTATATATTAAAGAACATGCATCGTTTGAAGAAAAGGGAGTAAAAGCAGCAGCCGCAAGGGCTCGTAAAGCACTAGGCGATATCGGTAAACTAACCAAGTCACGCCGCGCAGAAATTCAAGAAAAGAAAAATAATATGTAAAAAAACTTGACATACTAATAATAGTATGCTAGTATATAGCTATAACATAAAAAGATAGATTGTTACCCTCTCAACTCTCATTGCAACTACTTTTTATGCTATTCCCTATATCATAGGGAAAGAAGACCCAGTACAGTAATGTGCTGGGTTTTTTAATTGACAAACTCTAGATATTTTGTTATGATAAATATACTATAATAACAAACAGGAGATTTTTATGAGTATCACACGACAACCTACCGACAAGTCAACAAAAGATCGCAATGATGCAAATATAGCATTTCAAGAATTTTTGAAAAAGGGTGGAAAAGTACAGACTATTCAAGAAGGATTAGGTACTGATGCTGCTGATATGAAGTATAAGTTTCGTAAACCACCATTGCGCAAAACTCCCAAAGAGTAAAAATGGAATTTATCATTAAAGCATTGGTTGGTGGTATTATAATCGCCAGTGTAGTCACTGTGGCCCAACGTGGTAATCCTACGTTGGGCGCTTTGATTCTGGGTATACCTTTAACTAGTGTTGTTAGTATTCTCTTTATGTATTATTCAGGTGTTAATGTTGAAGTATTTTCACAGTTAGCAAAAGAGACAATTATATTTGTCTTAGTTAGTTTAGTATTCTTTCCATTATTTGTATTTCTAGTTAAAAATATTCAATTCTTACCTGCATTGTCTATTAGCCTATTTGTAACTATGACTTGTTTGTATATCTTAAAGATTTATCTAGAAAGTTAGTAAAAAGAATTTTTGTCAAATCCATTGACACACGCATCTTTGATCTTATCTGTATTCTTCATCCAAAATGGATCCCATGCGGCAAAAATCCATTTACCGTGCTTTGCACTATCATATATTGTATAGTTAGTTGTTGTGAATCCCGCCTGATACATACGTTCCGGATAACAAATAAATTGACCTTTACGAGTAATTTTAATAAACATAATATTAACATCATTATCTTCGGCAACATCAAGACATTGGTCAATCCAATCTTCTAATATCGGTATATGTTTATCCATAAAAAAGTGGTGAAATGTAAAGTCTGCATAATTCTTACACTCACAATTAAAATACTTCCAATCATCTGGTGGAATAATATCTCCCTTAAAACTACGAACTTGGCCTTCACTAAGATGCTGTGCACGATGGAAGTTACTACCACCGATGTATGCACCACTATTGGGAACACGTACAAAGCTATCACCATATTTCTCACTTAGAAATTTAGCAACATCACGTTCATAACTACTTCCTTTTGTTTTACTTTTACTAGCCATATCTGTCCATTTCTATATAATCATTACTATCTATTTAACTATAGTAATTATGTAGTTATCTTTAAAGGTCTAAAGACCTAATACTTTCATTAATTTCTTTCGTTCCACTCATTCAATTAATTCAGTATTTGTTTTTTAAATTAATAATATTATTATATGGTATTAGATATTATATAATATAATCAATCTTATATATTCTGTCCTGAAGAGTATCCACAATTGCCCTGTTGCCAGGACAATTGATAAAAAACTATAAACAGGTTGTGTTCTGTCCTATGTTTCGTACCTAATGTATGTGAACTAGCTGCCAGATACAGCGAGGTCGGTTGGCGATCCCCTCGTCATTCACTATTGCGTCTTACGACCCAACGGCACCCTTATGATATCTATACATTAAAAAACATCACAGAGTCGATAGTGCTATAGTAGCCTATCATCGGTTATATTATTAAACTGGTCAACCACGCGCCTTTAGAGCCGTGGCTGTTGTAATTAGAATACTTGTATATGTGGTTTACGAGAAGATTGTAGGAATTCATCCCCACTAGTCCAACGGCAACAGTTTTTACACTGGCAGATTCAATCCCGAGTTGGCAACCCAACTAACAGATCCACTATGTAATTTATATTAGATGTGATAATCATTGTATTAGCTTTGTGTTCTTTATGTTAGTTTTATGTTAGTTTTAATAGTGTGATTTATTTATATTAGCATTATTATATTAAACAATTATACTACCTTTTGGATACAATTGCAAGATATAAATTATATTAAAGTATTGGCATTCCTGCTTGTTTACTAAGTTCAAAATTACTTTCAATAATTGAGTTTATATGAGATATATGATTCGCTTCCATATCATATAATTCTGATATGCTCACTCCTCCTCTCATATACCATGTTAACTTTAACATATCTTTATGAAACTTGTCAAGCTCTATTTCGTATTTTTCTGATTTTTCTTGTATTTCTTGCTGACTTACTGATATTAGCCAGCTTCTAAAAAATTTATAGGATTAATCTCCAGATAAATTTCATCTACTGTATCACACTCTGCGCATTTGAATTGCATTTTATTTAAATCTTCTGGTTTTACAGCGATTTTTTCAATTGCAGTATTCAATTGTCCTACTACTGTAGTTGGTACGTTTTGTAAAAATTCTGATATCATATTTGTATCTTCTACTACTGCATCAGGTGATTCGATTCTACTAATGGCATTTGCAAGCATGTCTACATTGAATGTTGCAATTTTTTTGAAACTGGTATAGAATTTACTTGCGATATCCATATCCTCTGTGTCATCATCAACTTTTTGTAAATTTTGTATGATTTTTTTCTGTTCCAAATCGATTAGTGCCATACGTGTTACATTTTCTAATGTAGGTGGCCTGACATGAATATTAACATCTTCAAAAAGAATTGGATCAATGTAGTCTATATCAGGGAAACGATTGAGTATTTCATTAACATCTATTTTATATTCTGCAATTTCTTTACAATTACTGCAAGTGTGTTCGTGTGTTAAATCATTTCCGTATGTAGCATATTGGATTGCCAAGAATAATGCTTCTATATCAATATTACATAATTTCATTGGATCGCCTATAGTTGGCACACAACTTTCAATGACGCCTTTAATCGCTTCTCCATTGAGTAATGCTTCTGGATTTCTCAATGAAATTTCATCAATAGCAGACATTGCGCTAACACCTACTTCATCAAGTAGTGTTGTTTTTAACTCTGGATTAAATCTACCACCTGTTGGTAATGTAACATATATTTTTGGTTTTCTGAAATATTTAATTAATGGATTTTCGGAATTCATTGTATTTCCTTTACTGATGATAAATACACTTGATAACTTATTTATTATAATAGTATTTAACCCTATTATTATATGCTAATATAACTAAAAAAGAGAGAAAGTTTATGGCAGAAGATGTATTTATTTCAGGTTTGGGCGCCGGCGTACCACAGTGGAGCAATGAAGCAACACAGCGGCAGGTGCTAAATGCGCTAAATGCTGGATTTAGTAGTAATACTAATATAAATCGACAAATAATGAATGTATTGTCTAAAATATCAAAAGGCGAAACTAAATCATCTAATTCACTTTCAAATCTAGTAAACGGTATGAAAAAAACTGAGACTGCAATAAAACAAGGTAATGCAACCAATGAAAGTAATGTTGCTGCAAACAAAAAACAAACTGGATTTCTTGCATCATTAAGTAGTATATTAAGTGATACGAATAGAACTGCTAAAAAGCAATTAGATATTACGAAACGTATAGCAGAATATGAAAAGCAAGGATTATCAACTTCTGAAGCAAATTTACGTGCTAACATTGAATCTGCTGACTTAGCTAATGAATCTTTTTTTGAGGAAACAAAAGATACTATTACGAAACTCATTTCAGTGGTTACTGTAATTGGAGCAGCGACAAAAGCGGCAAATACTAAAACAATTGAAGGTGCCAGTGCTAGATATGATATGGCACAAGAAATGAGACAATCGGGTATACTTGCAGGTATGGATTCTGCAGGTGCTGGATTAATAAATTTGTCACAAACTATATCACGTTCTAATTTTACCTTTGGGGAAGCAGCAAATTTTACAAGGCAATTTTCTCAGGCTGTTGGTGTAAGAGGAGTACAAGCATCAATGGATTTTGCTAATACTTTGGCAAAATCGGGTGAAGGCAATTCTGATATGATGCAACGATTTGGTATGGAATTCAGTGAGGTTGCTGAAATTGCAGGATCATATATGGAATCGGTACGTTCAATTGGTCAATTGGATAAATTGTCAGATAATCAGATGCGTATGGGCATGGATAATTTTATGGATACCGTGGTTTCAACCTCAAATGTTATGAAAATTAATTTACAGGATGCTGCACATCTTATTGCAGAAACATTAAAACAAGACCAATTTGCATCACAATTAGCACTGATGGAACCTGAAATGCGAAAAAATGTAGAGGCAATGGTTGGTAGATTTGGCGGCGAAGGATCAATATTAGGTTCTGGTATTGCAACTGCCATGGCAGCAGGTAGCACTCAGGATTTTTTACAGACTGATGTTGCACAGCAGTTACAGGGCGATGTAATTGGACAAAAACTTTTGCCTCTTATAACACAAATGGCAGAAACTGCAAGGACACAAGGACCCGAAGCAGCAAATGCATTATATGCAAACATGGGACCACAATTTGATTCTATATTACAATTTGCAAGAGACAACAAAGCATTAGTAAATTTAAATGAAGGTATGACTCAGGCTATCGTTACGCAATTGGCACAGGTTGGGCAGACAATCGAAGATGCTACTAAAGGTGAAGTACCGTTATCTAAAGCAGATAAAGCGATAAATGCTTTAATTGAGACACAACGATTTGCTAAACTTGCCGGCGAGGCAAATGAGACACTAGTATTGAAGGCAACAGACCTGGCAGGTTCGTTGACTACGCTTGTAGAAACATCATTAATATTAACACAAGAAATTGCAAAGATGGGCGCTGCAACATCTTCGCTTAGAGGTGCTGCACGTGAAGTAGCATTGGGTATAGAGTCAGGATTTAACTTGGTTTCAGCAGGTGCTATGCAAGTTTCAAATGCGGTAATACCCGGTAGTGCAGGTTCAGCACCAGAATTTTCTTATGACGCATTGTCAGTAAGAGAACTTCTAAAAAAGTTAAATCCTGGTCGCTTTGGCGTAGGTATTGGTGACAAATCAATGGAAGGACTAAGTGGAAAGCAGGCGATAATGGCTGGTGAAGGTAACATTGTAAGGCAAGCACAAGAACTTATCAAACAATTCTCAGAATCTGACAATAAAGAAGCTTATGCAAAACAAATGAAAGAAATGTTTAAAGATATGAAGCAAGATGATAGTTGGCTGCCTGGTAATTACTTCAATAGTGATGAGGTAAAGGCGCATAATGCAGGAATTGATCAATTACTATCTGTATTAAAAGAAATGGTGAATTCACTAAAGTAAATTTAGTAAAAATAATTAAATAATAGAAATATAACAAATTAATATTATATTGACAATTGTTAAATAATATGTTAGTATAAGGTTTATAGGAATTAAAGATGGCAACTTGGAAAAAATATTTTAAAACGTATGATGGTTTACCGCAGCGGTCACCAACTACAAACTCTGATAGCGGCAGTGAAGCATCAAATAAACGTTACAGTAGTTGGTTGCCTGAAGTTTATCAAGGACAACCCAATCGTGTGCAGCGATATGGACAATATGATCAAATGGACTTAGATAGCGAAGTTAATGCTGCACTTGATATTATTGCTGAATTTTCTACACTAAAAGATGAACAGAATAAAATTCCTTTTGAGATAAACTTTAGTGAGGAGCCCACAGAAAGTGAAAGTGATGTTATTGGTCGCACACTTAAACAATGGGTAAGTCTTAATAAATTAAACAAACGTATATTCCGTATCTTTAGAAATGCCATCAAATACGGAGATCAAATGTTTGTCCGTGATCCAGAAACGTATCAATTATACTGGGTTGATCCTGCAAAAGTTGATAAGGTAATTGTCAATGAGGGCAAAGGCAAGAAGGTAGAAGCATATTATATTAAAGATATGGACATCAATATTGAAAGTATGAATGTAACTGCCGATCAAAGTAAACTAACAAATCATGGTGTAGGTTCAATGGGCGCGCCATCTTTAAATGGTAACACAATGCAGGGCTATAATAGTGGCGCAGGTGCAAAGTTTGCAAATGAACAAAAATCTACGCCCGTTGATGCTAATCATGTAATTCATATTTCACTTAGTGAAGGGGTTGATGGTTTTTGGCCGTTCGGTAATAGTATTCTAGAGCCTATCTTTAAAGTTTATAAGCAAAAAGAATTATTAGAAGATGCTATTCTTATCTATCGTGTACAACGTGCACCCGAACGCCGTGTATTTTATATTGATGTTGGTTCAATGCCAACACATAAAGCCCGAGCGCATTTGGAACGTATTAAAGGTGAAATTCATCAAAGACGTATTCCATCTAAGACTGGCGGTGGACAGACAGTAACAGATAGTGCATACAATCCTTTATCTATAATGGAAGATTATTTCTTTGCACAAACAGCAGAGGGTCGTGGATCCAAAGTTGAAACTCTCCCTGGTGGCGAAAACTTAGGTCAAATTGACGATTTAAAATATTTTAATGATAAATTAATGCGTGGCTTGCGAGTACCTACATCTTATCTTGGTCAAGGCGGAGATAGCGGCATTTATAATGATGGTCGTGTTGGAACTGCAATGATCGAAGAGTTTAGATTTACAAAGTTTTGTGAACGTATTCAATCATTGATTGTTGATGAGTTTGATAGGGAATTTAAGATGTTTTTAAAACATCGTGGAGTTCAAGTTGAAAGTTCTCTATTTAATTTAAAATTTAATGATCCGCAAAACTTTGGTAAATTCCGTCAGTCTGAAGTTGATGCAGTTGCAATGAATGTATTCTCATCTATTGAAGGGTCTGACTATATTAGTAAGAGATTTGCACTTGAGCGTTTCTTAGGCTTATCAAAAGATGAGATACTTGAAAATGAAAGAATGTGGCGCGAAGAGAATGATATTGCTTCTAATAATGAAGATTCATTTGGTATGAAAGATATTGGTTCTGTGCCATCAGATTCTGATTTTGGTGATAGTGAGTTTGATTTTGATGAAACTGATGTTGATGACACCGAAGATGGTTCAGTTATTGATGGTTCAGAAAACTCAGAAAATGACGAAGAGGCATAAATACTAGTATGAGATATTCAGAATTAAAAGAAAATTATGATCCCACCGAAGATAAGTCGGTAGTTGCAAGTTTAGATGATACCAGAAAGGTTCGTCTAACTCTAAGACATCTATCCAAACTTAGAAAAATACGTGATTATCGTAATTATGAAAAAAGTTTAAAGAGTGAACAGTTAAAAACACAATATGGTGGTTCAGCAGATTCATCTTCTCCTGAGATGTAAAATATATTTAATATTTTAATTATATTGTATGTTTTAACTATATGAAGTAAACTAAATATCTCTACAACTAAAAAACGGCTGAAAATAGCCGTTTTTCTGCTATTTCCCAAACAATTAAAAATTTACTTATAAATACTTTTGAAACAAGAGTGTTTCTACAACCTTGCCACTATTATTTTGGCGTGGCTTTAACTTTAGATAAGGAGACATAATATGTCAAGAAGCAAACTAGAACAAGTACTAGAACTTCTTATCAACGAAGAACGTGCAGCAGCAGAAGAGCTACTACATGATTTTATCGTAGAGAACGCTCGTCAAATCCACGAGGAACTTTTGAACGAAAGTGATGAAGTTGTAGAAGAAGACCTTGAGGATCTAGATGAGTCAGAAGAAGAAGAACTAGAAGAAGGTGAACTTTCACTAGAATCAGAAGATGACGCAGCAGAACTAGAAGCAGATGCAGAAGAAATCGAATCAGAAGAATTTTATGACGAAGATGAGATGGAAGATGATGAAGCATTAGATGACCTAGAGATGGGTGATATGGAAGATGATTCAGAAGAAGATGTCGAAGCACGTGTAGATGATCTAGAGTCAGCATTAGCAGACCTAGAAGCAGAATTTGAAAAAATTATGGCAGGTGACGACTCAGATGAAGAAGATGATATGGACATGGATATGGACATGGAAGATGATTCAGATGAAGACATGGATGAATCACTTGAATTAGAACTAGAAGAATCAGACGATGAAGACTTAGAAGAGTCAGCAGACGATGAAGAGTTGAACGAATATGTTACACCAGTATCAGCATCAGAAGGTGATGATGGCGACAGTGTAGCATCAACAGTCAATGCAAACGCAAAGCGTCCAGGCGATGATTCAAATGCAGCACCAGTAAAAACAAATGATGGTAACACATCAGGCGGCACGGGTGAAGCAGCAAAAGATATGAATACAGGCAACGTTAATGTGTCAGGTAATAAATCTGCACCGGCAATGAAACCTGCAAAGTAATCCACAGAGATCAGGAGAAATACAATGACAATACTTATTGAAACGCTATCTCATAATCAAGCGGGTGTACAATCACGCATCGTTGAGAATGACAATGGTGAAAAGAGTATGTTCATGGAAGGTATTTTCGTCCAAGGCGGCGTTAAAAATGCTAACCAACGTGTTTATCCAGTTTCTGAAATCTCAAGAGCAGTGGAAAGTGTCCAGAAGAAAATTTCTGAAGGCTTTCCAGTTCTTGGTGAATGTGACCACCCACCAGAGTTAACAGTAAATGTTGACCGTGTATCTCATATGATTGAGAATATGTGGATGGATGGTCCTAATGGCTATGGCAAATTGAAAATTGTTCCAACACCCATGGGTAACATTATCAGAACACTAATCGAATCAGGCGCTACTTTAGGTGTCTCATCAAGAGGTTCTGGTGAAGTTGATAACAGTGGTAATGTGAAAAATTTCGAAATTGTTACAGTAGATATCGTAGCGCAACCGAGTGCACCAGAGGCGTACCCGAAGGCGATCTACGAGGGATTGATGAACATGAAAGGCGGTTACCAAGCTTGGAAACTCGCACAACATGCACACAGTGATAAGGCTGCGCAACAGCACTTATCAGAACAAATTGTTAAATTCATTCGTGAATTGAAACTTTAACAGGAGAAGCAACAATGGCAAACGAAATCCTTGCTAACCTTCTAGAGTCCGGCGCACTATCCGAAGAGGCTGGTGCCGCTATTACTGAGGCTATGGAAGCAAAACTAAATGAAGCAAGAGAGGAAATTACAGCCGAGTTGCGTGAAGAATTCGCACAGAAATTCGAACACGATAAAGGTGTTATCGTTGAAGCTATGGATAATATGTTGGAAACAGCAATCCGTGCTGAAATGGAAGAATTTAAAACTGACCGCGAATCTCTAATCGCAGAACGAGTTGCGTATAAGAAAGCAATTTCTGAACACGCTAAAATCCTTGAAAAATTCATTACTTCTCAACTTGCAACCGAAGTCAAAGAACTACGTGACGACCGTGTGAAAGTGGCAGAGAACTTAGATAAAACTAAGCAATTTGT